GTGCTAATTCTACTGATGTAACGATTAATCAGTTACCTACTGCGCAGACTCTTACAGGTCAAGAGGCAGTTCCTATTGTTCAACGTGGTTTAACCGTTCAAACGACAACTCTTCAAATTGCAGAATTAGGTGGTGGAGGAGGTGGGGTTACTTCAGTAACTGCAACTTTGCCTTTGTTTTCAAGTGGTGGGGCTAGACCAAATATTTCATTCCCTACAGTCGGAACAATGGCAACTGAAAATAGCAATTCAGTTACGATAACTGGCGGAAATATTACAGGTATTACCAATATGTCAGCAACCAACATGACAGCAACTAAATACCGTGGTATTGCTGGTGGAACATTTTAATAGGGTAATATATGGCACAACCAGGAAAATCAGCAATACAAGTTTACGGAAGCACAACTCCAGGAGCAGTCCCTTCTGCAGCGAATATGACTACGAACGCCAACGGAGTTGAGTTGGCTGTTAATGCTGCCGATGCTAAACTTTTTATTAAAAATACTTCTGGTGCAGTAGTTGAAATAGGTGGCGGAGGTGGTGGCGGAGGTGTTTCAAGTGTAACTGGAACAGCCCCAATAACAGCAACAACTGTAGGTAGCAACGTAACGGTTGCTTTCCCTACTGTTGGAACAATGGCTACTCAAAATTCTAATGATGTGGCTATTACAGGTGGGAATATCAATGCAATTGATTCATTTTCTGTAAAATACATACCGTTTAAAGTTTCAGGTGACCTGCAAACACCAAACATTACGATAGGTAGAAGTTTTTTAAATCAGACTACAAATATTGGGGTAAATAATACCATTTATGGCGATGATAATTTAAATCTAGTAACTGCAGCTAGTTCTAGAAATATTATAGTTGGCAACGGTAATTTATCTGAAGTGTCAGGCTCAGCTCAAAATATTATAGTTGGTGCTAACAATTTTAAAGAGGCACAAGGTTCAAACATTTCAGACTCGATAGTTGTAGGGTCTACCTGCGCCTTTGTATCTGACCCAACTGTTGAAAATTCTACGTATGTTGGGAATGGCTGTTTTCAAAACGGTGAAAGCAGTATGTTAGATGTATTTATAGGTAATGCAGCTGGTGGTAATATACTTAGATCACTACGAAACACATTTGTTGGTGGTAATGCAGGGTTCGGCGGCAATGGCTTTAAAATAGACCCAGTTCTTCGAGACAATACGTGCGTTGGTTACGGTTCAGGTACAAATTTAAATTCAACTCAAAATACATTTATTGGCAGTAATGCAGGTCTAAATCAGGATGGTCTTTTTGGTAAAAATACTTATATTGGATATAATTCAGGTTCCAGTTGCCGAAATTCTCAAGACCAAGTAATTATTGGGGCATATAGTGGGGTAGGCGGAGATGTTGGAGATATTACAAATGGGTATGGTCAAGTTGTTATTTCAAATGGCTTAGGAGTACCTTCTGCTTGGTGGACAGGTTATGCAATTGATTGGAAGCAAAGTTCAGGTAACCCTAATTGGGGGACTACATCAGACGTTAGACTTAAGAAAAACATTACTAGTATTGAAAATGGGTTAGACGTTATTACAAAATTAAGACCTGTAAATTTTCAATATGACAAAGATAACGAATTTGGTAGAGAATATGATGAAAATTTAAGAGACGGTTTTATCGCTCAAGAATATGAAGAAGTTTTACCTAGACAAGTTACTAAAGACGAAGACGGCATATTAAGTATTTCTCAAAACTTAAATCCATATTTAGTGAATGCAATTCAAGAGCAACAAAAAATGATTGAAGATTTACAGCAACAAGTTAAAGAATTATTAGCAAAACTTTCATAAGGATAATTTCATGTCACAAACGAATTTTTCAGAGATTTTAATTTACGGTTCTGCTACCCCAAACTCAGTCCCACAAGCAACAAGTTTAAAAACAAGTACGGAAGGTGTTGAGTTAGCCCTCAACTACCATGACGGTAAACTTTACTACAAAGACGATTTAGGCGCAGTTCAATTACTCGCTCAAAAAGGTGGTGGCGGAACTGTTGCAGGTGTTACTGCAACTGCGCCATTAGTAGCTACGCCAGCAGGTTCTGTTATTAATATTTCGTTCCCAACTGTGGGTTCAATGGCTATTCAAAGTTCAAGTTCAATTTCAGTAACAGGTGGGGCAATGGACGGTGTTGAGATTGGCGGAACAAACCCTGATTCAGGAGCGTTTACAACTCTTGACGCAGACGTTGGAACAATCACAACACTTGGGGCAACCACTGGTAATATTGCAACAGTTAATTCGACAACGGTGAATGCAACTACTTTTAATGGCAGTCGTATTGAAGTTGCTGCGATCGATGATGCTACAGGAACGTTAAACATTCAATCCCAAGGTGTAACTGAAATTCAAGTGACCAATGCAGGGGCATTTGTTACTAAAGCACCAACGGCTGATTTACAAATTGCGAACAAAAAATATGTTGACGATGCGATAATTGGCGGAGTTCTTTTCAAAGGCACATGGAATGCTTCTACAAATACCCCAACATTAACGTCAGGAGTTGGTACTGAGGGTGATTTGTGGGTTATTTCTGTTGCTGGTAATACGAACCTTAATGGCATTACTTCTTGGGTGGTAGGTGATTGGGCACTATTTAACGGTACAGTATGGGAGAAGTTATCTTCCCCTGTGTATGTTGAATCAGTAAACGGTCAAATTGGTAATGTTGAAATTAACGCTACAAACTTGCAGTCTTACGGTGCAGGTACTATGATTGAGCAAGATGCAAGTGCTGTTTCCATAACAGGCGGAACTGTCTCAGGTTTAACATCTCTCGCTGCTGCATCTGGTACAATTAGTATGTTAAATACACCTGATCTTATTGCTACTGGTGGAACATTAGATAGTGTTGTTATCGGTGGTACCAACCCTTCAACAATTGATGGAACAGTAATAACAGGTTCATCTTTCGTTGGGCTTTATGGCGGAGCATTCTAAATATGGCACAATCAGGCACAACCCCTATATTTCTTTACGGATCAGTAACACCAGGAGCTGAACCCCAAGCATCAAATTTAGAAACATCATCAACAAGAGGTGTAGAAATAGCAGTTAACGCAGCAGATGGTGTGATTTATTACAAAGATACCAATGGGGTGGTTCAAAGAATTGGAGGTGGAGGAGGATCTCAAGGACCTCAAGGACCACAAGGTGAAACAGGACCTCAAGGACCACAAGGTGAAACAGGACCCGCAGGACCTAAAGGTGCAGATTCTACGGTTGCAGGACCTCAAGGACCACAAGGTGAAACAGGACCTTCAGGTGCAGATTCTACGGTTGCAGGACCTGCAGGACCACAAGGCGAAGCAGGGCCACAAGGACCTAAAGGTGCAGATGGTGCGCAAGGACCTGCAGGAGCACAAGGTGAAACAGGACCCGCAGGACCACAAGGTGAAACAGGACCTGCAGGTGGAGGAGCAAATTATGCACCTTGGGAAATTACTGTTGATGGTGGTTCTTTATTATTTAGTGTTTATGGTGCTAAGGTGGCACGACTTGATAACGATGGAACTTTTAGAACTCGTGGTAACGTCATTGGTTTTTTTGACTTTGAAGGAGTTTAAATGACCCCAATTAGAGGCGCAATCTCTTTTTCAGATATAAATGAAGTTCTTGGTAGACCACCAACTGAACAAATAGATTTTGCTGACTCTACAGTGCAAAAGTTGTTGATGGGATCAAAAGATTTAAACTCGGCTCATGCTTGTGCTTACTTGAATACATCTTGGTTAAATCTTAATGTGCATACAACTTTATGCGGTGCTACAACAACTCCTGCTTCTTTTAAAGTCTTGATTGATACAAGTGCAGTAGTAGGTGCGTTCGATGGTCATAATGCTTTGGATATCGGTGCATTCCCTGCAAGTTCAACGGTTACTGTAAACAACTATGGCTCTATTCAAGGGCATAGCGGAGCTGGCGGTAGCTACTATTCGAGTGGTGGTGCAGGTGGTACTGCGATTAATGCAAACTATGAAAACGTAACTTCCATTATCAACAATCATGGCTCTGTTTATGGTGGAGGTGGTGGTGGTGGATCTGGTGGATTAGGTGGAACAGGTGGTCAAGGTGGTGGTGGGTATTACAACGGTTTAGGTGTCTTTGAGTGGAGATATGAAAGTTTAAATGCACCTAGTGGTTTATCGTCTACTGTTGCTTATAATCTATCGCAAAATCAAACAATGTTTGTATGGAGTGGAGACATAGTAGCTTTTATTGACGGAGATATCACCGATACATTTACTGACAGACTTCAATATCGAAGAGGTGATTATGTTGAGACTCTTACCACTGGATGGGCTTCTTATTACATCGGTCGAGCTCTTTATGAAGATTTCTACACCAACGGTGGTGCTGGAGGCACAGGTGGTGTAGGTGGCACTGGCGGTCGAGGTCAAGGCTATATGCAAGCAAGTGCTGCAGGCGTGGTCGGTTCTGGAGGTGCTCCTGGCAGTATGCCTGAAACTAGCCCGGGTGGTTGGGACGCAGGTTGGGGTGGTTGGGGTGGCACAGGTGGGACAGGTGGGACAGGTGGCGGATGGGGACATGAAGGGGGTGCAGGTTTCACAGGTTACACAGGCGACGTTGGTGGCGCAGGAAACAACGGTGGTGGCGCAGGTGGTGCAGTTGGTCAAGAAGGCGCAGGAGGTGGGAGTGCAGGGCTGTACCTATACAAATCAGATAAAGCAGTAACTTTTAATAATCTAGGCACAGTCTTAGGAGGAGTAGCATGAGTCAATTTACTTACACAAAACAGAACCTATCTGCAGGTGCTATATGACTGTTTCTTGGGTTATGACTTATGATAGTCTTACAAAAAGCGTTCTTCAATATTTGGAGAGAAGTGATCCTGCAACACGTGAAGCAATACCTACGTTTATCACTTTAACTGAATTTGAAATTGCTCAAGAAATAAAAACACTTGGTCAAATGCAAGTTGTTCAAAGCCAGATGGTTGTAGGTAATCCTGTTCTTCAAAAACCTGCAAGATGGAGAAAAACGGTTTCAATGAGTGTAGCAGTTGACAACATTTGGCAACCTATGCTGCTTAGAAAATATGAGTATTTAAAAGCATACAACCCAGCGGAAACAAATGGTGTTCCTAAGTATTATGGGGATTATGATGCAGAACATTGGTATGTTTCACCTGCTCCGATTGAACCATATCCTTTTGAAGTTATTTATTACGAACGACTTCAACCATTGTCATCTACGAATCAAACAAATTGGTTAACACAAAACGCACCTAATGCGATGTTATTTGGCACTCTTTTGCAAGCAGTAATGTTTTTGAAAGACGACCAAAGACAAATCTTTCAACAAAAATATTCTGAAGCAATACAAGCATTAAAGGCAGAAGATAATCTGCGTATTGCTGATAGAAGTTCAATTGCAGTTGATTCATAGGGAAAATTATGACATCTTATATCAATCCATTCACAGGTCAAACTTTATCCCCTTCACAAGTCGGGTATGCTGAATATAATATAGATTCAGACCTAGTTTTGCAATGGGCAGTAAACGGAAACACAAGTGAAGTTGTTGCAAACATTATGGACATTTCAGCGAGCACAGATGGGATAAACGTATTTATGCCTAGCGCTCTTCAAGTATCAGTTGGTCAATCAACGGTTATTAGGAATGTGGGGGCTTTTGATTTCAACCTCGTTACGATTGATGGGTTAGAAATCTCAGTTGTCTCGTCTATTGAAGCCGAATACATTTACTTAACAGATAATTCAACTTTAAACGGTCAATGGGCTTCTATTCAATTTGGCGGAACTGGCGGTGGGAGCGGAGGTGATTCAACTAGATTGGCTGGGTATGGTTTAAAGTCAATATTGAACACATTAAACCAAGCCTATTTAACAAGAGAGTATTTTACCAACCTAACTTTAGATCAAACCAATAGAGCTGAATTTTTAGTCTGGTCTTCAGGGGTTGGGCAATATACACTCCCTAATGCGCTAGTTGTCGGGAACGATTATTTCTTTATGGTTAGGAATAACGGAACTGGACCTCTTACTTTGCAGCCAACACAAACTCAATTAATTAACGGTCAATCTTCTATAACACTTCAACAACAAGATTCTTGCACAGTCGTAACTGATGGCTTAAATTGGTATACATTTGGATTAGGGCAAAACGCATTATTTGCTTTTACACTTAATGTATTGAATGTTACAGCTGGTGAATATATATTAACTCCAGCACAAGCATCAAACGTAATTCAAGAATACCAAGGCACATTGACAGGTAACGTTACTATTGTCATTCCTCAGATTGTTCAATTGTATTCAATTAAAAACTCAACAACAGAAAATTATACATTAGAAGTAACAACGCAAGTTCCAGGATCATCGAGCGTTTTTGTCCCTCAAGCAAATACGTTATTGGTAATTTGCGACGGACAAAATATTTACAATGCAAACTCAGGGGCTTTGTCATCGATTGACCGAATCACATTAGCACCAGGGCAAAACAACGATCCTTCACTCAATTATCAGAACGATACGGCAACAGGTTTGCTATCCCCTGCGACTGGTGAAATGGCTATGCTAAGTAATGGAACTCAAATGGCATTATTTACACCTACAGGTGCGACATTCGTATTTGGTATTTCAGGAGGGGTATTTTAATGGCGCAAAAAGTTGTTTCATTAGACATACAAACAGGTATTCAAAAAGACGGAACGGTTTTTGACGCACCTTGCTATGTCGATGGGCTATGGTGCCGATTCCAACGTGGTCGCCCAAAGAAAATGGGCGGATACGTTGGAAGTTTTGTTAATGCTTCTGGGATTAGCAGAGGCATGTTTCAGCAATCACAAAATGGAACAACATACCCTTATTCAGGTTTTAATGACGGTCTTGAATACTGGTCAATTAATAACTCAGACGGTTCAGGTAGCGGACCAACTACTATTACTATGGATGGGTTTGAAGAAAGTGATTTGAATCTTTGGCAGTTTGATGCTGCTTTTGATCCAACAGGTACAGGTCAACTCAAATTGTTTGCTCATGCTGGTCATAATTTAACAAACATTGACTCAACGTATAAAACGAGGGTTTTAACTGGCGAATATCCAGGAGGAGGGCTAAGCCCAGTCGGCAGGTTTACACTCCTAGATGCTACTGCTACTGATGCGAGAACAATAACTTTAAATCAATATACAACCTTACTTGCTCCAGGGCAATCAATATCAGGAAACGGTATTCCACCTGATACAAAAATTGTAAGTGCATTAAGTGTTACAAGCCCAGCTCCATTAACAACAATTACCGTTGACCAAGACGTTCTTGTTCAAGCAATTGATTTCATTGAAATTGATAACAATATATCAGTATCAGGTGGTTGTGTTATGCTTTACCCTTACCTATTTGTTTTTGGCAGCAATGGGTTTTTAAAGAACTGCGCTGCTGGTGATTTTAATAATTGGGTTTCCGCTGATTCAAATGAAATTAACATAGGATCAACTAAAATTGTAAAAGGTCTTCCGTTAAGAGGCGGAACAACCTCCCCTGCTGGATTATTTTGGAGCCTTGATCAGCTAACTCGTGTTACTTATGCACCTCAAAATGTAGGAACTTCAACGATATTTTGGCGATATGATATTATTTCAACGCAGACTTCTATTTTATCATCGCAGTGTGTTATTGAAAACGATGGTATTTATTATTGGATCGGTGTTGATAGATTTTTGGCGTATAATGGTGTTGTTCAAGAGATACCGAACAATTACAATATCAATTACTTTTTTGATAATTTAAATTATTTTCAACGACAAAAAGTTTGGGCGAGCAAAGTCCCACGTTATAATGAAATCTGGTGGTTTTATCCCCACGGTGATTCTGAAGAATGCAATAATGCTATTATTTTTAACTATAAAGAAAAAGTTTGGTATGATGCAGGGCTTAATTCTTCTGGGTCAAAAAGATCAGCAGGTACGTTTTCACAAGTATTTAGATTTCCTATTTGGGCAGGTTGGGAGCCAAACTCTACAAGTAGAATTAATGACTCAAAATTTACAATTTGGCAGCATGAACGTGGTGTAAATCAAATTTATCTAACTCAAGTAAACGCTATTGATTCATATTTTGAAACCAATAATTTAGGTTGGGTTCAAGGTGGTCCAGGGCAAAATACACCTATGGGTGAAAACAGATGGATTAGACTTGATAGATTAGAACCTGACTTTGTTCAAAAGGGTGAAATGAGTTTTGTTGTAACAGGACCAAGTTATGCACAAGGTCAAGATGATCCTTCGGATCCTTTTTACTTTGACCCTGATACAAAGAAAATTGATTTAAAAATTCAAAGACGTGAGATGAGAATACGTTTTAGATCAAATGTTGTTAATGGCGATTATTTTATGGGTAACGTATTGATCGGTGCTGATTTAGGTGATATGAGAGGCGATGGCAACCCATGATAATTCCACGTCCGACTGGCTTAACTTGGGATGTTTGGTGCGAACGTATGGCAGAGCTCTTTTCAAACCAGCAATTAGGTACTGTTCCTGAAGCGAATTGGAAAGATTGGGCAAACGGTATACAAGGTATTGGGTACTTTGTTCAAAACGGAGTTCCTGATGCTAGGTTCCATGATAATTGGCAAGATTGGGCAGAACAAGTAGTCGGGGCAATGAACATAACTTATTTAGAGATATTATGACACCAAGTGAAATTATTACAACGGATGCTAGGAATAACGGACAAGATCCAGACTATTTTTTAAAAACAGTTGCTAAGATCTTAAAAGGTAAACTTGGAATTCTATTGCAGAAAAACGATACTGTTTTGTTAGTAATACGATTAGGTCATGGAAAAGCCGAGCTTCATATTGCAACAGCAGATAGCCCACTTCGTGTTTTATCAGCATTGAAATATTTTGTTAAAAAGATGGACGAATCTGAACTTCACACTTATTATTTACCTTCTGTCCCAGTGAATACTCTTTCAATATTGAAAAAATTAGATGTGAAGTTGTTACCTTCAAACTTAAAACAATACAAAGTGATGCTTAAAACATGAGATACAATTTACATTCTTTTTTGCCTGAAAACGCTTTTTCTCCAAGAAGTGGCAAAGTCCTCTCATGGGGTATGACTTTAGAAGGTGGTGGAGGAGGTGGTGACAAAGGTGGAGGTAAGGTTAGTGATACTGTTTCTAATGTCGGTGCCGTTTTTAGTGATGTTGGAAATACTGTTTCAGATACTGTATCAAATGCTGTTGAAAACGTAGGAAATGCTGTTTCTGACGTTGGTAACGCGGTTTCAGATACCGTATCGAATGCTGCCGAAACAGTCGGTGATGCAGGCGCTTACATCGACGACAAAGTTAATGATTCAGTTCCTGGTGGTTGGGGAACTGTTGGTGCAGTAGCTGTTGCTGCTGCGACAGGTTATCTTGATCCAACCGTATTCGCTGCAGACGTAGGGGCAGAGGCTGGTGCTGCAGAAGTAGCAGGTTCTGGATTAGAGGCTTTAGCACCAGAAGTAGTTGCACCAGAAGTAGTTGCACCTGAAGTAGCTGAAGCAATAGCGCCTGAAGTGATTCCTCAAACTGCTGCTCAAACAGGTCTTGATAGTCTAGTCGCACAACAAAGTGCTTTATATCCTGCGGTTGGTGATAATGTTATTGGGTTACCTCAATTAGCGAACTCATTGGAAAATGGTGCTATAAAAGGTGCTCTTACAAACGTCGCAACCAATGCCCTAACAGGGCATGACATTACTCCACAAGGTGTTCTTACAGGGGCATTGACAGGTGCTGTCGGAGGTGGTGCTGGAAACGTTGCAGGTCAATTAGGCGCAGCAGATTTACTTGGTGGTGCTGGCCCTGGAATAGCTGGTGGTCTTGCAGGAGGCGCAACTGGAGCCTTATTAACAGGCGGAGACCCTGTAAAAGGAGCTGAGTATGGTGCTCTTACTGGAGGAGTAGCAGGGGCTACAGGTGATCTATTAGGAGGTACAGATCCTTCTATCAAAGCAGCAGGTCAAAATATTGCTGGCGGA